GTATCGACGACGAGCTTGCCGGTGATCGTGCCGGCATTTACATCAGCCATTGCTCACCCCTTGCAGCGCGTTCCACTGCGCCGCGAACAGCTGGGCCTTGGCGATATTCGCCTCGGTCCAGTCGACCTCTTCTTCTTCTAGGTTTTCGGGTTTGCCGCCGGGAACGAAGTCCCACTCGGTGAGCCTCTCGTCGCTGTCGGCGAAGAGGTTGAGAACGTTGGAGGTGATGATTCCGGCACAGAGGTAGCTCACGCGCTCTAACTCCCGGTAGCGGCGAGCGTACTCGTAGAACTCTCTCGGGCAGAGGAGCCAAAACTCCCGCGCGCTAAGCCTTAGCTTTATCCTTGCGAAGGAAACGAGTCGGAGCCAGTGCCGCTCGCGAGGCTCATCGTCTCGGTTTTTTTTTGATCGTCTTCGACCTTCTTCTTCTCTTCGTCCAGGATGTCGACCTGGTTCAGGACGGCCCTGTGCACGAGGACCGAGATCCGGTTGATCTCGTGGGGGCGAAACATCTGCGTGACCTCGTCTAGGCTGAGCTCGGGATCCTCGTGGCGTAGCCCGCCCCACAGGAGGCAGGCCAAGCCCAGCGCGGTGCCGTCGCGCAGGATGTCCCCGAAGGAGTAGTTGATCCCGTTCCGCCGCTTGTCGCTGTAGAGCATCTCGACGTCGAAGCATGCCCACATGTCGTAACGGAGATGCCGCGGCCGGTCGAGCTCGATCGGGACGCTCGGCACGATCTGCGGTGGAATCCTCTCGGCCTTGCCGTTGGTCGCCATTCGTTTATCCCCTCGTCTAGCTGATGATCACCTGACCGGTGACGTTCATGGTCAAGGTGGCCTGGCGCTGCGCCCGGATGCTCGCCGTTATGGCGAAGCTCACGTAGGCCGACCAGAACATCGTGGCGCCGAGGACCCCCGCAGCGTTCCGGAACTCGGTCTTGAACTTCCTGAGCGTCTGACTGACTTGGTCATTGATCAGCAGCAACTGGGTCGGATCGCCCGCGATGTAGTTGACGGTCGCCCTCGAGTCCCCAGCATCCAGAAATGTCGCCAGCCGCTCCCGGAACGGGCCGACGGAATCGAAGTTGGAGACATCGATCAGCTCGTTGGTCATCGTTGGTAGAGTCAAATCGGTCACCTCGATCACCAGGGCCCATGTCTCCGGCGGGCCGTAGACTCCCACGGCGCCCTCGCCGTTGCCGCGGAACAACTTCGTGTACTTGCTCCATACGCTTTGACTGGGCATTGCGAGCCTCCCCTAGGAAATTTCCTTCGCCACGTCGAAGTTGGCGACGTAGACGCGCTTGTTGTTCTCGTCGATCTGCAGCAGGAACGGGCTCTGCCGTGCCGAGATGTTCTGGTACATGACGCCGTCGATCGCCTCGTTGGCGACGCCCATCGTGCCGTGCCCGCCCGCCAAGGTCTTCCAAATCTCGCGGATGAAGGCGCGCGCCTGCTGATCGCCGACAGCGGTGTTCTCCCCCCTGACCGTCACTTGGAAGCCGCAGTTCTCGAACGTGATGCCGTCGGCCAGGGTCTCCAGCGGCCTGCTGCCGGGCGTCTCTATGATGCCGCCGGCCGGGAGCTGCACCTCGGCGGGGATCGGTCCCGAGAAAAAGTTGGTCTCGTATAGTACTACGCCCGCATCGGTCAGCTTCGTGATGATCTCCTCGGTCAGCATCAGCCCATCTCCGTAGCCAGCGCATCCCAGAAATCGTCGGCTATCCTTTGATTGAAACCGTCGCGCGCCTCGTTGACCGGCTGCTCAAGGTATTTCCATTGGCCGACCTGCGCGTAGTGCTTGTACTTCTTGCCCTGCGGGCTCACGCCTCCCGTTCTGCCAGCCCTGGGATTCTCGTGAACGACGGCGGCGTAAGGGGCCGCTGCCCCGCCGTAGCCGATCTCGACGGAGACCGACGAGCCTTCGATCTCTGGCAAGCTCACGTATCCCGATCCCCTGAGGTTGCCGGTATCGACCGGGACGAACTCCGACTTGGATCGGTTCATGATGCGCGTGCCTTCACGATAAAGAGCCCCGGCCATCGGCCGGATGGCCTTGCTACCGAAGTTCTCAAGGGCCGCCTCGAACTGGCGCGTGTCGAAGTCGATCCGGAATTCCATTAAAAATACACGACCGTGTGGTGCGGCCCCTCCTCGTCGTCGACGAGCCTGATGCGCAGGATCTTCTTGCCCCGCAGGTCGATGCCCGGAATGGTTATCTGGTCATCTGCTGTGAGCACGTCTTGGCAGTTTAAATAGAGCTGCATCGTCGATGTCACCTCTTCAACTCCAATGCCCCCCAGCCTCTGATCCCTCAGTTGTTGGCGCGCCTTGTACGTCTTGACAACGCCGCTCAGCTTGGGGTTGCCGTAGCCGTCGTACTGCCCCGGCAAGACCTTCTCGACGGTCACCGTCAGCGGCATCAGGCTTTCGAGTGCGATGTCCCATGCCATCTCTAGGCGACTGCGGTCACGCTCACCGCCTGCATCGTCAAGTCCGCCTCGCTCGAATAGGTGACGGTCACCTTGTTGTTGGCGTCGTTGAACTTCGCCTTGCTGAACGGCCCGATGTACTGCGTCGTCAGGGCTAAGACGACGACCGCCCGGTCGAGGGCCGACCCGCTGATGCCGAAGTTGTCAATGTTCGGCACGTCGAAAGTGAGTGTTCGGCTGAGCGTGGCGTGCGCGTTCTTGACGACCAGGATCGTCTTGCCGTCATTGGTGAACGTGTCCCCGCCGACGCTCGCAGCGGTGAGTGTCTCCGTTATGCCGGCTTCGGCTGCTGCTACGACCGTTTTGTCTGCCATGATAGATCCTCCGTTACTCTTCCGGTTCTGCGACTAGCTGATCTGCTTTCACGCGCGGCTGCCCGCCGCCGGGGATATCGAACTGTTTGAATGAGAACTTCTGGCTGATCTGCTCGATCCACGGCACCTGATGGCCGGAACCTCTGAGCCGGAGCTTTTTGGCGAGGTCGAGCCAGAAGCCGATGCTCGTCTGCGAGTAGCTCAGGCTCAGGTCGCCGACGCTCTTGGACGCCAGCCCGCCGCCGCTCACCACCAGCGCCATCTTGTCAGCGAATAGAGAAGCCGCCGTCCAGAAGTTCGCCTCGGTGGTCAAGGCGAAGAGGATTTCCTCGTCCGTGAAGTTGAACGTCGTCGGCCCGGTGTCGCCGATCAAGAAACGAATCGCATCCTTCGGGGTCGATTGCGGATTGCCTGAGAATGAAGCCGTCGCCATCTGATCTTTACCTAGCTACCCTGCTCGGGTTGCCGTCGACCCGGAAGGTGAAGCTCACGTTGAGCGTGCCCGAATCGACGATCACCCACTTGACCCGCAAATTAGAGCCGACTGGGCCTTGCTTGACCCCTGCTGCCAGCGTCCCATCGGCTGGTGCCCCTAGCTCGGTTTCCGGTGCCATCAAGCTGGTCCAGTAGGCTTGATACTTTTTGGCACCACCGTTGCCTAACACTTGGGTGAAGTGGACGAAGTCGTCCCAGGTGGTGCCGCCGTCAGTCGAGGATTGGACGTAAACGTCGAGCGTATCGCCGACATCGGTCGCCGCCGCCGAGACAGTCAGCAAAAATGCCGCGCCGAGCATGTTGGCGAAGTTGCCAGTTACTGCCGCCGTGCCGCTGGTCGTTCTTGCCGCGCTTGATACTAGGATCATCTGCCATCACCGCTACCGCTATATGACATTGGGCATCTGCCGGTAAAAAACGCGCAGCTTAACCGTCGAGTTCGTGCCTACCGTCATGTTGGCCGTCAACTGGTTGATCACCAAGACCGCCGCCGCGACGGGAGTGATCGAGGAGACACCCGAGGCCGCCCTATAAGGTTGAATCCAACGCGTCTGTTGTGTGGCCTGATCAGCCCAACCGGTCATTGCTAACGCACCTACCGCTAGTCCCGCCGCATTAGTGTAGTTGATGACTATGTTGCCGCCGGTGCCGATGGTATAGGCGGTCCCGGCTGCCTTGGTAATGATCGCCCCTTCAAAGACGTTGATGAAGCCGGAACGCGGAGCTGGAAGCACGGTCACCGGAGTGGAGAATAAGGCGACCATCTGCGCGACGGTTAGCGATACATCCCTAAAACGCACCCCGCCGGGACTCGCCACCAGCCTTTGGATTTTTTCAACAGACATTGTTTGATCCCTCTAGCCGAGCACTCTCATGACGCCGTAAAAAATTCTGAGTCTCAGCGGCGAGTTTCCCGTCGTGATCTCACCGGTCAGCATTTGCAGCACTAGCGGCGCGTTGCTTACTACGGCTATGTCGCTGGCTCCGGAGGCCGCATTGTAAGCAAACGTCCAGCGGCTTTGAGCCGTAGTCTGATCTAAGAACCCGGTCGTCTCGAGCGAGGCCACCTGCAGCCCGTTGGTATCGGTATACTTGACCGCCAGATCCTCACCCGCCGCGATTCCCGCGTAGGCCGTTCCTGCCGGCTTGTTGAGGTTGAGACCGTAAAGAAGATTGAAGAAGCCCGTCTTGGGGGCAGGGACGATGACGACTGGGGTAGCGTTGAGCGCCAGCAGTTGCGCGGAGGTGATCAAGGCGACTCGGAAATTGAACCCTATCGACGATATACTTCGGAGTTTCTTCTCAGCGCTCATTTCTTGCTCGCCGCGGTCTTGTCCATATAGAGCGGCGCCCGCGCGTCGTGTTGCCTCTCTTCAGCTAAGATTTCGCTGTCTTCTGGGTCACCAGTTCGAAGTCCTCCCGGGCTGGTCCAGTACTCACTCGAGACCTCGTTGAAGAGTTTTTGCCGCTGCTCGTCGGTCAAGTCTTCCAAGTTCTTGATGATCGGGCCGCGCCGCGGTCCGTGGCGCTTGCGGTGATGAGTGTCCCGGTACTTCATCTCCGAAAACTTGTTGCTGCACACCCCGCACTCGAACGAGTCCTTGCCCTTATACTCTTCCAAATAGCCGAGCCGGAGCAGTTGCTCGTCCTTGCCGAGGTTCAGAAGTTTGGGGATGATCAGACCGGGGTCGCCGGGATACGGGCCGTAGTTGGCACCCATGAAGTGGCCGCGCA